GGGAGTAGTCCACCTCGATCAGGTCCGGCGGGAACGCCCAGCAGAACCCGAACCCGATTAGCCGGTACAGGACGTTTCCGATCCGCGTGTAATCGGTGATCGCCGTCCCGTTGATCCGCACGGCCGAAACGGCGATGACCGGCGTGTGCGGCAGGTAGATCCGGTAGTTGGCGGTCCCGTCCACGCTCGCCACCGAGTAGGTGGTGCTGTTGGACTCGAAGCGGGTGTTGGCCCGGTTGGCGAACAGGTCCGACGCGATCGTCAGGACCAGCGTCGCGGTGGCCGTGTCGACGTCCTTCTGCAGGTAGGAGGCCAGCTCGGACGGGCTTGCGTACATCGCCATGCCGGCCCCCGTCCCCTACTTGTCCGCCGACCTGGCGCGGGACTTGTCTGCCGGCTTGTCGGCCTGCTTCGCTGCGGGCTTCGGCGGGTCCAGCAGGCCCACCGCCAGGGCCACGTCGTCCGGGAGCTCGTCGCCTTTCGCGTACGCCAGCGTGTCGGCGTCGACATCGCCGGTGGGGACGTAGCGGCCGTCGGCCGTGTGCCAGTAGTGCTGGTCGGCGAGGATCACTTGTAGAACACCACCACTCGGAACTTGCCCGCGGTCACGGTCGCCGCGGCGATGGTGATGGCGAGGCTCCGCGCCGCGGTGGTCTTCACGGCCGTCGTCCCGAACGAGGGCAGGATGGCGACGATGCCGCTGCCGGTCGTGGTGTAGACGGTGAACGCGGTGGACGCGGCCTTGATGTCGCCCGCGGCTTCCGAGTTGATGCCGACCGTCGCGGCGCCACCGGAGGTGAGGGTGGTCAGGACCTCGATGTACCCGCCGACGATGACCGAGCCGGCGGGGATCAGGTTGGGCAGCGTGCTGCCGGTCTGGCGCAGGGTGATGGTGCCGATCGCGCCGCCGTCGATCGCGAAGTCGTACTCCGCCTGAATCGTCTTCTCGGCGGTGGCGCCCGGGGTCACTGTCATGTCGTTCTCTTCCTACTCAGCTACGGAGCACCGACAGGACGACATCCGCGCCTGCCGAGCGGATCGCGTACAGGACATCGCCGGGCTTGACGAAGACGGTCACGGCGGCCGGGGTCGCCGAGCCGGGCAGCGGGAAGCCCGCGCCCGCAGTCACGGCCGAGGTGCCGAGGTCGGCGCCGTTGGTGCCGTCCAGGTTCTTGATGACCAGGTAGCCGCCGTCCTGGCTGGCGGTGTTGAGGGCGACCGCCGAGGTGGACACGGTGATGCGCGCAGCAGTGAGAGCCATGCGCCCACTCCCTTCTCGAGTACTCGGCGGTCGCCCGCGGGTAGAGCTACAGGCCGGTCACGGTGCACACGGCCGCGGGCCGGTAGACCACGAACGCCACGCGGACGTCGGCGCGCACGGCCTGCTTGCCCTCCACGAAGAACGTGGAGTGGCTGTTGCTGACCTGCACGTTCAGGCCGCGCCGGGTGTACAGGGCGGTGTAGCGCAGCAGGTCCGCGACCAGCGCGGTGCCGGCGGTCAGGGTCTCCGTCTGCGCGACGGGCAGGCCCCAGATCTGCTCCGGGCCGGCCGTGGACGGCGAGCCCCAGATGTAGTTGCCGTTGGCGTCCTTGAGCAGCCGGATGTTCTGCCAGTCGGTCGAGTGGATCAGGACCGCCGACGGCATCGCCCGGCCGGTCACGCGCACCTTGACGATCGCCTTGAGGATGGCGTCCGGGGAGGCGTCGGTGCCGCGGGCCTGGGTGGAGATGCCCGCGACGTTGAGCATGCCGCGCAGGTTCGGGGAGCTGCCGTCACCGGAGACGATCTGCCCATCGAGGCGCTGCTGCACCATGAACGGCAGCCGCGAGTCGATGTACTGCTGGGCGCCGGGGATGTCCTCGAGTTGCTCGTCGGTCACCGGGAGGAAGGTGGTGATCTTCCGGACCGCCGAGGTCCGCTCGGTGAAGGCCAGTGCCGACTCCGGGTAGGTGCCCGGGGTGCCCTGCACGGACTCCAGGGTCTCCGCCGCGGAGTTGGTGAAGGTCGTCTCCTCCATGAACACCACCGACGACTGGGTGGTGGACAGCGACGGGATCAGGTCGGTGACCTGCAGCGGGCGCTGCGCTGACGGGATGACCACGTCGGTGCGGATGGCCTGCGGAGCCCAGCCGGCGCCGGTCGACATGACCGTCTTCAGCTCGACGTCCAGCATGCTCTCCGGGCCGACCAGCGCGCCGTTGCGGGACTTGCGGCCGATCCCCTCGTAGCTGTACAGGTGCTTGTACGCCTCGGACTCGACGAACAGCTGGCCGGCGGACTTGAACTGCGGCGGACCGGCCTGGCCGCCGTTCTCCGACCCGCTCTCGCGGCGGTCCACGCTCTTGGTGGAGTCCTCGACGGCCTTCTGCACGGCCATCAGGTCGTCGACCTCCTTCTGGAGGTCGCCCATCTCGTCGTTGAGGGCGCGGATGTGCGCGGCGACGCCCTTGGCGTCGCTGACGCCGGACACCGACTTGACCTTGGACAGGTCGAGGTCGGGGCCGGCCTCGTTGAAGATGGAGTGGACCTCGTCGCGCTTGGCGTCGAGGCGGCCCTGTGCTTCCTTCAGCGCGGGGAAACTCATGATGTCTGCTCTCCGAGAGTGCTGCGGAGGAAGCGGAGGTACTCGTATGCCGCTTCGTCCTCGGTGGGTGTGAGCAGGAACTTCAACCGCTGCAGGTCGCCGTCGAGCCAGTTCATGAGCTCGCCGGAGCCGAGCGACAGCGGCGTCCGTCCCTTCTTCGCGCGGAGAGCTACGACTTCCGACGCACGGTCGAGGAGGCTGTCCAGATCGCAGAGGACGAGGGACAGCTCGTCGTTGAACTTCAGGCCATCCGCCGGGCCGCTACGGAGGTCCGGTGGCTCCCGGTCCGCATCCCGAAGGTGCGCGGCCAGGTGGTTGTACACGCCCTGACGGTCCGCGTCGGGGATAGAAGCCCCGCCGCGAGCCCCGTTGAGGGCGGCGATGTGCTTGATGCAGGCCCGGACGCTGGCCGGGCCACCGACCGACGAGTGGTGCGGAAAGCGATACGACGCCTTCAGCTCCGGGTCGCCGTCGGGATCGACCCACGCGAACATGGAACGCAGGTCCGACACCGACGCGTCCGGGGCGATCCCCTTGACGGCCGCGTGGACATCCCACGGCCCGGCCATCACTTCCGTGTCGTGCGGCTTGATGGCGGCCTTGTACTCGAAGCCCACGGGGGCACCTCCGGCATTGATCGGGCTAAGACCCTTTGTCGCGAGCGTTCGGGTGTTGACGCCGGCGCCCTTCAGGACGGGAGAGAACTCGTCGACCGCCAGCCGCTTCAGGTAGCGGACCTGCTTGCCGCCGGACTCGCCGTAGTCGGCGTCGAGGACCTGATATCCGTACGACCACTCGCCCAGGCCGCCGAGCTGCTTGACGGTCAGGAACGCGTCGCGGCCGTGGGTGGTGTCCATGAAGAACTGGCCGTCGAGGATGGCCTCTTTGCCGCTGACCCGGATGCGGCCCTTGCCGACCGGCAGTGCCCCGGTCCACGAGGTGTGGCCGTACTGCGAGATCGGGGCCTCGGCGCCGGCGCGGAAGGCGTCCTTCAGGGTGATGTCGCCGTCGGAGTCCAGCACGTCGAAGGTCGAGAACACGGCCGTGACCTGGCCAAGGTCCTCGCTCTTGATCTCGACGTGGGAGAAGTTCTTAGCGTCCACTCGTCCCACCGTTCATCGAGGCCACAGGCATGCTGGTCGGGTCGCCGAGGGTGTCCATCTGGCCCGCGGCGTGCAGTTGAACGGAGAACAGGCCGGAGTGCTTGAGCAGGCTGAGGTCGCCGGAGAGCAGGTAGGCCTTGGCGCTGTCGGGGTCCCAGCCGGCGTCGAGCAGTTGCCGCAGGGTCTGCGACTCCAGGAACTGGATCTCGGCGGCGTCTTTCTCGTCCTCGCGCAGGAACGGGATGTCCCGGTCGTCGTACCAGAGCCGGGCCCCAGCAGGCGGGGTAAGGAGCACCGACAGGCTGGCCGCGGCCTTCGCCCACAGGTCACGCATGGTCGAGTCGACGAACAGCCGCCGGGCCGCCGAGAAGTTCCCCGCGTTCAGTGACGAGCCCTGTAGCCCCTCGGAGATGCCGAGGATCGCGGCGGGCACCCCGGCGGCGACGGCCAGCCGGTTCTCGCCGGCGCCCTGGGTGACCTTGAAGTCCATCTGCCGGAAGTCCATCGACAACGGCGTGACGTCGGCCCCGCCGGCCAGGAACATCGTCTTGTAGGCGTTGTCGGCGCCACGGTGGGCGTCGTTGAACTTCTGGACGAAGTCCTGGAACGCTTCGGGCTTGGTGTCCTTGTCGAACTTGATTGCCATGTTCGGTGTCGCGCCGTTGTCGAAGAACTTCAGCTTGTGGCGGGTGGCGGCCTTGTCCGCCATGACCTCCTGCAGCACCGGCGTCAGCCACGACATGCCCCGGAACCGGGCCATCGGGTCCGGCTTCGGCGAGAAGTGGCAGACCTCGTCGGGCAGCAGCGTCACCGGATCGGAGCGGCCGCCCATCGGCGTCGCGGCCATCGGCTCGTACAGGTAGGCGACGACCCGGGCGTCGAGGTTGTACGGGTTCCCGCTCGGCGCGTCGATGATCAGCGACGTCCAGTCGGGACGCATCCGGGCGATCCGCACGCCGGGACCGGTCGCATTGCGGCCGATGTTGCCGCGCTCGTCGACCTTCGTGCAGTAGAACTGGCCGGCCAGCGACGCATCCGACTCCATGTGCGACAGCAACTCACCCGTAGTGCCGTTCGGCCAGGGCTGCTCGAGCAGCGCCAGCTCCTGCGTGCCGAACAGGTCACCCGGGCGGCCGTTGCGGAAGTTGCGCCACTGGAACCGCGCCTGGCTGAAGACCTGCTGGCGGCGGTCGATGCACGCGAACACGACGCCGTTCGACTTGTAGGCGCCCTGGACGTAGCCCTCGAAGTTGTTCTCGATGCGTTCCCGGTCAGGCTGCTGCGCGGCCATCCAGGGCCACGTCAGGGCGTCTGTCGCCCAGAACGGCGGCTCACCCGACCAGGACTTACGCCCCCCACCGGGGAACAGCCACGACTTCACGCCGACCTCGAGGCCAGCCGCGGCACGTCACGGGCGGGCTGCTGCTCCTGCGACTGCGCCGCGTTGACGTGGGCGATGTAGGACAGCCCGACCGCGACCGCGCCGGCGGCCAGCGCCGACCACCACCAGTTGCCGGTCAGCCCGCCCACCGCCACGACGAGCGTGACCAGCCCGGCCAGGCCAAGCAGGTTGGAGAACATCCCCTGTGGCAGCGCCGGGATCTTGATCGTGACCATGCGGGGGCGCTCCTCAGCCGAATGCGAATAGCGGTACGGGGGCCTGCTCGGGCGGCGCGGCGTTCAGAACCCAGACGCCCATGCACAAGGTGATCGCTGCGTCGATGTGCCGCTTGCTCTTGCCCTTCGACAAGGTGAAGCCGCGCTCCTGCTCCCGCTTCACCGCGGCCTTGATGTGCGCGCCGAGCTCCTCGTCGCCGTCGTGCACGACCCGGGACTCGATGATCAGGTCGAACGCCAGCCCGCACGCCGGTGCCATGCGCTGCGGGGACTGGTCGAACTGGATCGTCAGGATGCCCTCGTCCTCGAGCAGCCGGCCGGGCAGTTCGAAGAACCGCGGGTCGTACACAACGCCGCGGAACCCGGAGCCGTGGGCCTGCGACCGGACGTACTTGAACACGTCGAGGTGGTCGACGGGGCCGGCATCCGGCCGCCAGATCCGGCTCGTGATCGCGTACCGGTCGTCCGGCAGTTGCTCGATGCGGCTCACCGCGACCGAGTCGTGCTTGAGGGCCATGTCGACGGCCACGACGAACGGGTTGCCCTGGTCGGACGTCCACTCGCCCTCGCAGGCGGCCCACGCGCCGGGGTGGTCGGCCAGCCAGGACTCCTCGGTGAGGTCGACCCAGCGGTTCGCGTAGTACCGCAGCCACTCGTGGCGCTGCATGCCGGGCTTGCCCCACTCGTTCACCCGGTCCCGCACCGACCACAGCACGTCGGCCGCGCCGGACGCCGCCCGCACCGCGGCCTCACGGTCGGGGCGCTGCTCGTAGTCCAGGCCTTCGGGCGCCTCATGCCAGTCGAACAGGAACCGCGGGGCGAGCTCCGGATCGCGCTCGGCTTCCTTGCCGAGCTTGTACATCGCGCCGAGCAGCGAATGATCCTTGTCGAACCCCGCCGTCGACAGGTTCAGCCGGCGGCCGGCACCGCGATGCGTCTTGCGCTTCTTCGTCGACTTGCCGATGACGGTGTGGACGCGGGCCTTACGCGAGCCCTGGTCGCCCCATTCGTGCAACTCGTCGGCGATGAACAGCGACGGCAGGCCGCCCTCGTTCGTGCCCGCCACGGCGGCGACCCGGTAGATCCGGCCGGCGCGACCGTCGGCGAAGCGGATCTCGGTGTCGTAGACCTCGAAGTAGCCGCACAGCGGCGACTCCTTCACGGCCTGGTCGCGGCCGCCGCACATCGTGGCGACGGCGGTGAACAGCAGGTTGGCCTGCTCGAACGACGCGGCGCCGATCGGGATGTTCGGCGAGGGTACGGAGATCTCGTCGGGACCTGCGAACTCGACCAGGGCGAGCGCGGCGATGAACTGCGTCTTGCCGTCGCCGGTCGCCGCGCCGCGCAGGCCCTCGTCGTGGTGCCATTCACCGCAGCCCGGGCAGTACTCGAACCAGCGCCACGCGAAGGCCTGCTGGTCGGGGCGCAGCGTGATCAGCTGGCCGTACCAGTCGCCCTCGCCGCAGATGCAGTTGTCCTCGATCCAGTCGACGGCGATACCGCCGTGCGACGGCCACAGCTCACCAGGTCCGGGCACCCAGCCGCAGGCCTGGCAGCCAGGGTCAGGCGCCGGCTTCGACGATCCGGGGGTCGGGGCGAGGGTCGCGCTGGACATCGCCACCCCCATACCGGCTGTTCATGTCACGCAGCGACTTCTGCTCCGTGATGACGGCGATGCCGAGGCTTGACCGATGCAGCGGGCCGACGCCGAGTTGACGCTCGCACCGCTCGGCGGCGTCGAGCGCCCGGTAGGCGATCTTGTAGAGCGGGTTCTCGACCTGCTGCCCAGTGGAGCCCAGCACGATCGGCTTGAGGTCGGCCTCGGCGACAGTGCGCAGATAGCGGTCGTACTCGGTGATCCAGCGGACCAGCAGGCCGCGGTCGACGGACGTGGCGACGGTGGCGACCGTGTCGCCCCAGTACGCCTCCCAGATCGCGGTGGCCTGCTCGGACAATCCGTCCGGCGCCTCGATGCGACCGCCGGCAACCGGAGTTAATGCGGCGCGGCGTCCGTTACGCGGGTCGGCAGTGGTGCCCGCCGGCTTCTTCGTTCTGGGCATCCGTCACCACCAGTCACATTACGCTGGGTAGCTCACGAAAGGCGACGTAACGCAGCGTAGGAAAAAAGGGAGGTCAGTGGTACCAGGCGTAGAGGCGATT